ATTGGTCCACAGATTTTTAATATTATAAAGTCTGCACTGATGGATCCTGAGATGGAAGATCTACCAACTGACTACACCAGAGGTGTTGACTTCAGAATCAACAAGACCACAAAGGGTGGTTATGCTGACTATTCAACATCCAAATGGTCCAGAAAGACAACTCCGCTGACAGAAGAACAAAATAATGCTATCAGCACACATGGTCTACACAACTTGGGAGACTTTTTACCAAAGAAACCCACAGAAGTTGAGATCAAAGTGATGGAAGAAATGTTCCGAGCATCAGTGGATGGTGAGCCTTATGACGCAGAAAAATACTCACAGTATTTTAGACCAGCAGGATTAAAAGCACCTGCCACAGGCAGTGGAACCACAGCACTTCCACAAGGTGAAGCAGTGAAAACAGAAACTGCACAGCCAACTGTGACTGCGACACCCGAGCCTACTCCTGCTCCACAACCAGAAACTGCACCTGCTCCAGAACAACCAGCACCAAGTGGTGGCAATTCCAAAGCAGAAGACATTTTGGCAATGATCAGAGCAAGACAACAGAAATAGGTGATAAATCTAGGAAAACCGTGGCGCGATTCCATCGACACAATAGATTGGAATCAGCCACACCTAGATTTATTGCTTAATGAATGGTTCAATGTTGAACTTGAATACTTAACAAGACTTAAAAATAAAATTCAACCTAATTCATCAGTAACGATAACATCAGGTGCAGGCCCTTTTTTGCCTGTTTTTAAAAATATGCCTAATGTTACTGTAGGTATGAATTGGCCTTATTTTCCTGCTTACCATATTTTTGAACACTGCAAAAATACAGACTATATCAAAACTCTTAACCACAAACAACAATTTTTACATACTGTATCAACATTTAATGGGACTTGGCATTGGTCAAGACTATTCCTTACTTTGTATTTGTATAAAAATGAGTTATGGCACGATGATTTTTGTTCCAAATCAAAAATCTTAACATGTAGACTTGAAAAACTTAAAGAATGGAAAGATGGCGATATCAACACAGTGATTGCCGGCATTAGTAAAAATCAATTGAAAAAATTTTTGTTACACCATAACGAATTTAACTATCAAAGATATCCTTGGAATGAAAATTTAACTTCAATTGCTCCTATAATGAAAAATACCTTTGCTACAATTGTGAGTGAATCATACGCAGAAGGCACTGAACCATTTTTTAGCGAGAAACCATTTTTTTGTATAGTTAATAAATCTATATTCATTACATTAGCACAGCCGGATTACTATTCTGTTATGAATAACTGTTTTGGGTTCAAAAATTATAACTGTTTTGACTACAGTTTTGACAGTGAAAAAAATATGGTAACAAGACTAGAAATGATTATTAATCAAATTAAAAAAATATCTAAATTATCACCAGAAGATCAGGCAAAATTGCACAATGAAAATTTAGATATAATCGAGTATAATTTTGAACATTTTATGTCAGGTGACTGGATGAAGCGATGCGAATCTTCATTAAATGATCTTGACAGATTTATTCCAAGACAATATAATCTATGAAAGGAAAACAAAACATGGTCAAACCGTTTGATGTAACAAAATTTAGAAAGTCCATAACCAAGTCCATTGACGGATTAGGCATTGGCTTCAATGATCCCACTGATTGGATCTCCACAGGCAACTACGCACTCAACTATCTGATTTCAGGTGATTTCAACAAGGGTATTCCTTTGGGCAAAGTCACTGTGTTTGCAGGCGAATCAGGCTCAGGCAAATCATACATATGTTCAGGCAACATCATCAGAGAAGCACAAAAACAAGACATCTTTGTGATTCTGATCGATTCTGAAAATGCACTGGACGAAGCATGGCTACATGCCATAGGCGTAGACACATCAGAAGATAAATTGCTGAGATTGGGTATGAGTATGATCGATGATGTGGCCAAAACTATATCAAACTTCATGAAAGAATACAAGGCAGACTATGGCGACAAAGATGCAGAAGAACGTCCCAAGGTGCTATTTGTGTTGGATTCGTTGGGCATGATGTTGACTCCCACAGATGTTGATCAGTTTGAAAAAGGTGACATGAAAGGTGATTTGGGTAGAAAACCCAAGGCACTCACAGCCTTAGTAAGAAACTGTGTGAACATGTTTGGATCCTACAATGTGGGCATGGTGGCAACCAATCACACATATGCATCACAGGACATGTTTGATCCAGATGACAAAATATCAGGTGGCCAAGGTTTTATCTATGCATCATCCATTGTGGTGGCCATGAAAAAATTGAAACTCAAAGAAGATGAAGACGGCAACAAAGTCACTGATGTGAGAGGTATTCGCTCTGCATGTAAAGTGATGAAGACTCGTTTTGCAAAACCATTTGAAGGAGTGCAGGTCAAGATTCCATATGAAACAGGAATGAATCCATATTCAGGACTGTTAGACTTATTTGAAAAGAAAGGTCTTGTCACACAGTCAGGCAACAGATTGAAATATACAACTCAAGACGGCAAAGAGATACTTGACTATAGAAAAAATTGGGGAGCAGACAATTTAAAAATTGTCATGCAAGAGGTAAGTAATCCAGTTGCATTAGATGAACATGCAACACCTGAAATTAACTTAGAGGAAGAAGAGGCAATACAAAAATTACATGGAGACACAGATGCTGATTGATGTTTGGGGTTTGATGAAATCATATGTGCCCGCCAAGGATAGATCCGTGGTGGCAGAAAAGTTTGTGGACATTGCCATGGACAATGGCATTGAAGACGAAGAATTAAAAGAATTGATTGGACATGATGATGAATTAGACGAAGCAATTCGCTATAACCTTGACATCGAAGAAGACGAAGAAGACTACGAGGATGCATGAACTGGTTTTCTTCAGTAACTCAAGACATTTCTAAAATACCTGATGCTATAGCACACTATGAAGCAGAGCTTGCCAAGGCCGCTGACGAAGTCAAACTCTACGGCAATCTTGAAAAGCAGTCTGCCGCCATGCCAGGCGTTGTGGAATCTCGCTTTAGACAACTGCAAGAAGTTGAAGGCATTCTCAAACACCTTGAAATACAACTTCGCAAACTCAAAACCAAACACTACAAAAAATATTTAGAAAACTATCAACGAGCATTGACGTCACGTGATGCTGAAAAGTATGCAGAAGGCGAAGACGAAGTGTGTGACTACGAAGCCATTGTGAACGAATGGGCACTGCTTCGCAACAAATGGTTGGGTGTAATCAAAGCACTGGATCAAAAACAGTGGCACATCACCAACATAGTCAAACTGAGAGTTGCTGGCATGGAAGATGCCAATCTATAACATTTCCGCATAACTGTCCTGCATATCAAACAGTGTTTTTTTTGCACAACTGATGCATTGTATTAACACTGTATTTTATGATTTTTTGCATATAAATTATTATTGAGAAAAAGGACACAACAATGAAAAAATTATTAAAACTATTAACATCAATTCAAACATTACACATGATTGGTGCCAAAAAAGACATCAAACAAGCATTCAAATACGTTTACTAAAATGTGGGTATACACAGTAGAAGAACTTGAATTCATCAATGGCAAATAGAAAGGAAAACACATGCACAAAGCATTCGAACATACTGCAAGAAGTCTTGGTCAGTTTACTCGTTTTATCAATAGTATTTTTGGTGATAACGACGAAAACATTATCAATTTTTGCAGGACAGAGTATGGACCCGACTGGAACTGGGCGTACACTTCTTACAAAAGGCAAGGACGATTTCCAAATCACCTTGACACATTCAAAGAGGTAGCATAATGAAAACCATAAAAACTATCTTGAATTGGTTCACACCACAATCACAAAAAGATTGGGTAGAATCATATCTTGCACAGTCAGTAGATATCTATGACTTGGAAGCAAGACAGCGAGAACTCGCAAGAAAAGGCATCTACTAAATGATGCAATACGACGTACAAGAATGGGCAACGATGTTTAGAGTGTCACGACTCTATCTTCGTGCTCTACGCCGTAAAAAACAGCGAAAAATACACCAACAATACGACCGTTTAGGTGCTTACAAGTTAGATCGCAAAGTGCTTGAAGCGTCTCGTTTTACACCGTATTACCACTATTAATCCACAGAATTAACCATTCAATCCGTTGCATTTGACATGCAGATCTGCTAAAATATTTGTATCCAATAATTAGAGGAGATAACAAATATGTTAGAAAAACTGTTTGGCCTATCCAAGGCCGGCACTACTGTTAAAACGGAAATCATGGCAGGTGTAGCAACGTTCTTGACGATGGCCTACATCACTGTGGTTAATCCGGCTATACTTTCAACTGAAGGTACTGGCATGGCATTTGGTGCTGTGTTTACTGCGACAATCATTGCCGCTGTGATAGGTACATTAATCATGGGACTATGGGCAAAGTGGCCTGTGGCTCTTGCACCCGGAATGGGACTCAATGCATTTTTTACATTTGGTGTAATTTTTGGCATGGGGTACACATACAGCCAAGCACTGGCGGCTGTGTTTGTGGCAGGACTTGTGTTCTTGCTACTGTCAGTCACACCAGCAAGACGATACATCATCAATTCAATTCCACGTTCAATGAAATTGGGTATTGGTGCAGGTATCGGTTTGTTCCTTGCAATCATCGGCTTTAAGAATGCCGGTATTGTGGTGGACAATCCAGCCACACTGGTAGGACTTGGTGACATTTCATCATGGCCTGTGTTACTGGCAGGTTTAGGCTTTGCCATCATGGCAATCCTTGACAAACGTCAAATCCCAGGTGCCATCATCATCGGTATCTTGGCAGTGAGTATCCTTGCATGGGTATTTGGTGTTGCAGACATCCAAGGTGTTGTGGGAGCAATTCCATCACCAGCACATGCTTTCTCACTGGACTTTTCACTGATAGCGACAGCAGGCTTTATTGGCACTGCGTTTGCATTCTTGTTTGTGGACTTTTTTGACACAGCAGGAACACTCACAAGTGTTGCTAATCTCACAGGCAAAGTCAACAAGAACGGTGAAGTAGAAGGCATCGACAAGGCACTACTTGCTGATTCAACAGCAACAGCTGTGGGAGCATTGATGGGAACATCCAACACCACATCATACATTGAATCAGGAGCGGGCATCAAAGAAGGCGGAAAAACTGGACTGACTGCTGTCACAGTAGCAGTGCTGTTTTTAGCATGTCTTATCTTTGCTC